GGAGGATTTTCTTTATGACGAATTTTGCACTGTGGATGGACCGATTTTAGAAAAACGTTTGTTAACGATGGAGGAAGCGATAAATGGAGTACCTTCAATTCCACATTGTGAACCATTACATATGGCAACTAGTCCTGGTTGGCCGTATGTTTTCAGAAGACCAAATGGTTCACCAGATTTATTATCTGGGAAGAAATTTTTGTTTAATCTTCGAGATGGAAATTGGTCAGTTGCTGATTTGGAATTGCATGCGAAATTGTTAGAACGGGAAACTGAAGCATTAAAAGGACAACGTGTCGTTTCAGTGTGGATAGACCAATTAAAAGATGAAAGAAGACTTTTGGAAAAGATTTTGAAAGGATCAACGAGGGTTTTTACCATGGCGCCGGTGGACTATACAATAGTGGCAAGAAAATACTGTTTGTTGTTTGAAGCCCATTGTATTGCTACTAGAATTAAGACAAGTTCAATATGGGGAGTTAATCCAAATTCCCGAGAATGGGGTGATTTGTTTACAAAACTGCGGACCATATCCAATTATGGTTTTTGTGGAGACTACGAATGTTTTGATGGTGGAATGCCTCCGGAAATTCTGTTTTTAACTTGTAAAATTATGAATAGATGGTACAATGACTCCCCTGAAAACCAACGTGTGCGTGAAATTCTTTTTGAAGAATTGATACAAACGAACCAACAAGTAATGAATTTAAACTATTTCACGCACATTGGAAATCCCAGTGGTTGCCCTTTTACTACGTTGATCAACACGATTGCAGGTAGGGCTTATACCGTGTGGGTGTGGATTGTAGCATCAAGAAATTTTCCATCAGAAATACCACGAGATCTAGTGACGTTCCGCAAAATGGTTGCTTGCGGCATCTACGGGGACGACATACAGGTGTCGGCCCATTTGGATTTAGAACCGTATTATAATATTCGAGAATTTAATACAGTTTTGAATCCATATAACATTCGGATGACAATGCCTGATAAAAGTGAAGGAAATTCAACTTATGATTTGGTGGAAAAAGGAACACTTTTGAAAACTGGATATCGCGTGCTTGGAAATAATGTATATCCAATGTTCGATCACAATGTGGCTTTTGAAATTATGAATTGGATAAGGAAAACGGATGAGCCAATTCTCGCATTGCAGGAAAATTGTAATAGCGCATTGCGAATATTCTTTTTCTATGGCCCTCGTTTGTTCAATTCGACGCGTCGATATATACAAAAGGTTGCGTTACGAAAAGGATTACAGCTTGATTTGTATCAGTTTGCAGATTTATTTGTTGAATTTGAAGTAAAAGGTTTCGCTTTTCCACCAGAATTTCTTGAAACAAAATGGCGAAACAATCTCGAAAACATGAAGGATAATGCATCTGAACCACGGGATGTTGCTTGCACA